AGGTCGACTCTAGAGGATCCCACGTCCGAATAACCCACATGGCTTGCCCAGGAAGAACCTACGCTTGCTATTTAGCATTTTTCATTGCCTTGTTGAACTGCTTGGTGAAGTTTCGTGGATACATATTCATAGAGTAGTTTTCTGCTATCTTGAAGAATGGAAACTTAATCTCATAGTTGACACTCTTCTCAAAACCAATCAACAGTTTGATAGTCCTGTTCTTATGTCTTTCATATACACCTTCTACACCACCAATATCAGCAAAGAATTGATTTTGTTTTTTTATTAATCCTTTGCGTTTGCCTGGAATGTTGCCAAACTTATTGAGCCTAATGTTCTTCTCAAATGGTACAGGTATATTTTTACCAGTTGTTCGCATACCACCAAACACCTGGTATTGCATAAACTCATTTGCCCACTCTACAAAACCTAAGACACCAGTTAATGTTTTCTTATTAGCAAATCTTCTAAAAAAGGCTTTCTTAGTTTGAGGCCTAGGATTATCTAGTTTGGCTTCCATTTGTTTTGCCATCTCTCTATCTAATCCTTTATCTTTGAAACCTCTACCAATGCCCAGAGTTTGATTGATGGCCATAGCAGATGCAAAAGGTATTTGCTTGCGAACCTTGCCACTTAAAAACTTCTTAAACTCTGGAATATTATTTTTAACTTCTAATTTCAAAACTTTCTCCATATAGATTTATTTGCAAACTTTAAACCAAATTCTTTTGCTTTTCTTAAAACACTTGATTGAGATACACCAAGAGATCTGGCTGCATCATTGCTAGATTTACCATTGCTGATTAATTCTTTTAATTGTTTCTTTGTAATATCTTTTGCCTTCATAAATTAAATAATGCCATCATCTTTCCAGGCCTTATCTATCTTAGCAATCTCTTTGGCTATATCCAGACCAATCTTAGAATAACCCATTGCATCTAAAAAGCTATCTTGATGATCTGGATTATTATAAGCTCTCAAACTTTTCATAACCATAAACATTGCGATCACCTGGTTAGTAGAGATTGTTTTACCAATCATCTGGGAATATATAACTGCTAATGAGCTAAAAAAGCTAAGTGGATTACCATAGTCCTCACCCTTCTGCTCAATCGTTTTATCTATATCTGTCATTTGCTTCTCCTTATTAATTCGTTCATACATTTTTGTTTTAGTTTTGGTTTTGTTTTTTCATTAGCAACAATGTTTGCCAATATGATAGATGGTGCTGATCTAAGATAGTAATGCACTGTTCTAACCTTGCCTGTTCGTTTATCTCTTACCTTTTCTGAAACTTGATATTTACTTGGCATAAGTTATTTCCTCAATAGTTGCATCAAATGTATTTAATGTTTCTCTAAATTGTCTAAGATCTTTTGGAATACATCTAAGCAATTCCTCAATGCTTATGTATGAAATATCTTTACCAGGTGCTTTTACTTTTTTAACAGCTTCTAAATAATCCTGATTCTCAAATACATAATAAACATGATCATCAACAGCAAATACTTTTACCCAGGGATCTAGCTTTTTTATATTGTGTTTATCTATTTCAGTAAAAGCAGCAGCGTATGCCCTGTTTAGCATTTGAGCCATCTCTAATTTTTTATGTAGATCCATGCCAATCATTGCTTGTTCAAATAATTCTTTTGCTCTTTTAAACTTCTTAACAAATCCAGGATCAAACAAAATATCCAATACTTTAAATCCTCCATATTGTTCTTTAATTGTTGTTTCATTTTTTATTAAGTTGCCTATGTAATGATCTAAAGCAGCTACAAGTTTTCTATCCTCAGTTTGGTTTTTTTTCATCATCATTCTTGATTTGGTTTTGGTTGCTTAGAAAAGCAAACCAAACCAAAGCAGTAAGTATTGATCAAAACTAAAAACAAAGTCAAAACCAAAGTAAAACCAAAGTCATACCAAAGCAAGGTTTTCATACTTCATTACCCCAACAATCCCAACCATCAAATTTATCTCTAGCAAATAATTCTATTCTTGGTAAATCGCCTACCAGTTCTATTATGCTATCTCTTATTTCGTCAGGCTTTCTTGAATGTTCTCTTATAGTGCTTACGCATAATTCTCTAACACTTGCAGATTGTCTTTTAATTTTGCCTTTTGTTGCTAATAAACAAAGTTCAGGATTACTTCTAGTCCAATTACCACCACCAAAGTGATACATATTATTTTTTGTTTTTTTAACCCAATTAAAAGCTACAGTCTTATATGTAAAACCCCATTGATTTATGCAATCAAGTCCAAGTTGTAGTTTTGAGTTCATTACCCATAAGAACAATATGCAATTTTCGTCTGCTATATCACTCATAGGTAGATTCAAAATATCAGCATCATTCATAGTTTCATACAAATTATTTTTTGCATTTTCACTTAATCCTTTTCTATTTTTGAAATTGAAGCTCCAGGGAGGATCAGCGTAAATGATGTTGTATTTTTTATTAGGAAAAACAATCATCAAAATACCTCACTATCCCATCTTTTAGATTGATATGCTCCCTTCTCCTTATCGTAATGAATTAGATCTGCATCTCTTAAATCTGTAAGTCTTGTTTGTAATGTATTTTTTTTGATATCCATATATGCTGCAAGAACAGTTGGAGTTATCCAGATGTTTACTGGATTATTCTTATCCTTTTCCAATTGGTAATTTTCTATTGCTCTGATGGTTTCTTCTCTTTTCTTCGTAAGCCTTTTATCTTTAGGCAGCTCCTCTGTCTGCTCAAGGATTCCAGATCTCATATTTTTCATCTTTAAAAGTGGTGATATTTCAGTAAATTTAAAATTTAGTGGATCTATGGCCATACCATCTTTGACTAAAGTTTGTGACATCTGGACATACATGACATCATCAGCATCCTCTCTTACAACCTTGAACTCATAATCTAATGCAGCTGGCAGTACAGAAGATCCCCTGGATCTTGTACCAACTCCATGACCTGTATGGTGAACTATGATTATTGAAGCATTAAACTCTTCTTTAATAGCATCAATTCTTTGTATGTATTTATTCATATCTGAGGTGCTATTTTCATCTCCACCACCAAAAGTTCTGGCTAATGTATCTAATACAATTGCACCAATAGATCCGTGAGTAGATTCCATATCTCTTAAAACATCCAGGAGATGTTTGTAATCATCATCATCTAATATTCTTGCACCTCTATTTGATATCAATAGTGGAGCTGCTGATAGATCTCTGGCAAAACCTTGCTGGTAAGCTACAAATCGCCTAGATATAGAAACATTACCCTCACCAGCTATATAAGCAACTGTTGTTGTTTTACTTTGCTTACCATAAAAATCTTTACCAGTTGCAATTGAACAGGCCATAGCAATAGCAATAAATGATTTACCACTTTTAGGTTTACCAAAGATGCTTGCAACAGATCCTCTCTCAATGACTGAATCAATAAGCCAATCAGGTTCTTTCATTGATGAAACAATCTGATCAACTGTCAGAAACTCTAAAGATCCTCTGGCAGCTCTGAGTGGATAGTCTTTTGCATAATCTAAAAACTCTTCTGAATCAGCAAATATTTCTTTTTCAGCTGCATCATATAAATCATCCTTTTCTAATAACTTTGGATGTGGCTTTACTATCTGGACATTGCATCCATGTTTTCTTAAATATGCCTGGATCTCTGTTGCTGCCTTTATGCCTGGAGTATCTTTATCTGGATATATTAAAACTTCCCTTTTATATAGTTTTGACCAATCAGACTTAGACCATGATCCAGCTCCACCATGCCAGCAACAAACATCATATTCATAAAAGCGTTTACAACCTAAAGCTGCCTTTTCACCCTCATTAATTATTATAGGTTTATCCAGGTGATTTTCTTCTGTATAAATTGGTAGTAAACCTTCTGGCCTTTTCATGTACCACTTATCATTTATAAGTGTAAATGGTGCATATTTCATTTTGATCTTATGACCTTCTGGAAATCTCATAACCCAGAAGTTAGGTGCATACTTCAATTTAACAATTGCTTCTTTGTAAAGATTGTTCATTTGTTCCCTGGAAAATGCTAGACCAGTGCCAACTGACTTTTTATGAGAATCTTTATCAGTTGAACTTCTGGTAGCCATATCATTATGGCCACCTTCTTTTTGAGGAGCTGACAAAACTGGTCTAGCTATTCCAAAATCTTTCAGCACATCATCTATCTCAAGACCATGCTGCTGAATGAGCCAGGTGATTCCTCCACCTTCACCCAGCTCAAAATCGTAAACAGTTCCACTGCTTACATTAAAAACGAATGATCCTTTAGATCCATATCTCCACTCCTCATTAGTTTTGCTTTTTGGCTCTCCCTTGAGCTTTAAAACAATGTCTGGAGCTATGTGTTTCCAATCCAGGTCATTCACTAGAAAGGTATATCCTCGTCAGGTTTTTTAGTTTCAACCTCAAGCTCTTGATCTGGCTTAATCTGCTCTAAATACCACTTTGGAGTTTGAAAATCATCTGGCCTTTTTGCAAAGCCTTTAAATTCAAAGATTGGTATTGATGATTGTATGTCTTTTGGTTTTTCACTTTTAAGATAAGTTACAACTGGCAATTTGCCCTCTTCACATCCATCTAAAACAATTGGATGTATAGATTTAAAAGGCAATGTTTGCATCATGCCCTGGAAGCCTTGCAGCTCTCCCCAGGAATGTGATCTCCAAATCAACGGATCTTCATGCCCAGCTAGTTTTATATAACAGCTAAAAGCTCTTTTCCATTCATCGCCATCTGGCTTACCACTATCAACTGTTAATTTTTCATCCCAGCTGTAATGGTAAAAAGGTTGTTTGTTTTCCCAATAACCCCAACCAGTGGCCAGTGAATGTATATCAATCATTACATCCTCAACCTTTAGCTCAATACCCTCATCTATACCACCTAGATACCATTTCTCTTTAGCTCCAGAATGTTTTAAAAATATTGGTTGCATATCATTTCCTTTTGGCATTTCTATTTCAAACTTCATTTTTATCTCCCTCTTTTGGTTTTTTTGCAAAGTCTTGTGCAAGGTAATTAAGTAGCATATTTAATAATGCACTTAACAGCTCATAGTGAGCCATAGACATATTAGCTATAGATGTTTTTTTTATTTCTATAGCCAGTGCCATATTTTCTAAAAAGGCTTTTTTATCGCCCTCATAATCATCAATAAAGATTTGTTTTCCATCTATGGTCACGCTTCTTCTTGATGTATTATTTATATCAGCTATTGCTGATTCGTCTTTTTGGTTAGTCATTTTTCCCTCCTAATGAATGGTTGCTAAACCTAAGTTATAAAATTCAGTTTCTAATCTATCAATATTATTGTTTCGATATTCATAGAAACTATCGTGCTGTACTATCCCAAGTGCTGAACATCCTAAAAGATAATTCCTAAATGAGATCATACAAAACTCGTTAAATTCTTCTGAGTAGATTCTTGGCATTTTTAACTATGGCTCTTCTTCTTTTGTAGATCTCAGACCTTGATGCAATATATGCAGTTTTTAGATCCAGGCTTTTCCTATCTCTCAATTCTACAACATCCAAAGGAATCATAGTCATTAACTTATCACCTAAAGAAAACAACAAAACAGGAATCAAATTTGCATTAGCAGCATCCTTTTTTGCTATCTCCCATAAATCGTCACTAAAGTAATTGGCTTCTGTAACTTTAAACAAATTCAAGAACCTTCTGGATCTTCTTACATTACATCCATTGTTAGATTTATTCAGTAAAAATTTGCTCATTACTTTTTCATGCTTTCGTGAAGTTTTTGCATACGCTTAAACTCCTTTTCAAAATCATCAGAGTTCATAAGCTGATTGAACAATCTTACCAACTTCTTTTTTTTCTTATCTTTGCGTTTCTTTTCTGTTAATTCTTTATCATTCATTTATAATTTCCTTGAGGGCATTTATTTCTTCCCCCCTCCGTTTGGTTGATTTGCCCTCACCTTAAATTTCAATGATTTATTTCTTATGGTGTAGGCTTCTTTAGCTGGTACAACTTTTTCTGGTTTTGCCTTGAAGTTTGTTTCACCCCAATCAACCTCATAATTTTTTGTTGTACCTTTTCTATGATTCCCCAGGTGTTTCATTATTTGAGTTTGCATCTGATCAATCTCGACCTGGAAGGTTTTAATTTTTTCTTTTTTATCCAATATAGATTCTATTAGTTCATCATCTTTACCAGGTAAACTTATGTTGATCTCCTCTTCGCAAGTTGCATACATCAATCTCGCATCATCAGAGTTCTGGGGAGTGTAATAATCCTCTTCATCAATTCTTCTATCAAAGTCTAATACTTTACTGGCCAGAACTTTATAAAACTTTGGATCAGCTTCATAAATGTAATATCTAAGATCTGTTGAGTTATAAAGTATGGCCAGTATTCCAAATTTAGCATTGAGAATATTCATTGATGATTTTAGTTGTAATACACCAAGCCAGTTTGGTGGTGTATCAAAAGGATGTGCAATGCTGGTGCATTTACATTCCATAACTATCTGGCCATTAAGAACAATCTCATTTTTAGATTCTGGAATATAAATACCTCTATCTGCATCTGCTTTTATTTTTCTATTAGTAGCGTAAGCAAGACCATCCAAAGATGCTTCTAGTGGCAGCGTTGGATGTTCAAATTTTTCAGTTAGATCTGTATTCACTTCATCTAGGCCTAACCTCTCAACAGCTTCTCCAAGTATTACAGGTTCTAAAAGATCGCCTGTTCTTTGTCTGTTGTTTTGCCATTGTTCTGGATAAATACCATTCCTGGCATCAATGGCAGTCTTTAGTGCCTGGTTAGGAGTTTGATAAGGTGATTCGTCAAAGATTATAGATATGATGCTTGATGTAGCTCTGTCATATCTTGTTAGTTTGCCAACCAAGATTAATCCTGGAAAAAATAGTGAACAGCTACCAGGAATATGGCAGCTGTTATAAGAATAAAAAGATCCATCAATAGATTACCTGGTAATCATGCTTGTACTTAGCATCATCCATATCTTTGATGATATGTAGGTTACTTTGCCTTTTAACAATGTGCATTGTGATATTGTGGCCAGCTGCTCTATCACATCTGGCCTTTGCATTATCTAGGCTTGTATAACTGCCCACATATAGGTTACGGCCATACCTACCCATATCAGAAAAATACTGATACACATCAAATTTAGTTATTGGTTTAGTCATTTGATCACCTTTGGATTAAATACAGGTAACTCATAATCTAAATTATGTTTAACTTCTGGTATTTCTATATTAGAAAGTTTAGATAAAGCAGAATCTAAATCTTTATCTTTAGATGTACCAACTGAATATCCATATTGCCTATCTTTAATTAGTTCAACTAATGAAAAGGCTTCCTCAGTTGTAAGTTTTATATTATGTAAAGTTTTCATTTTTGCTCCTCCTGGTGTAAAACCAGATTTATTTGTATTTATTTAACTAAATTTTCATTAAATATACAAATTTTTATACCTGGGCAAATCTAAGGCCATATGAGATTAGCTGTATTTGGCCTATGTAAAACCATTAACCAGGTTAAGAAAATGCAACCAGTGGCATCTGGTGAAGCCTTTTTTTGGCCAAAACAACAATTTTGACCATATTTACGGATTATTGCAGTTTGTCAGCTGACAAAACTTAAACTTTGCGTAATTAAAGTTCCTGGATCTCTGGAACATTAGATAATGCTGCCAAAGTTTCTCTAAGACTATCCAGCTCCATATTATCTACGATAACTTTCTCGTTAAATTTGTAGTATTTCTGGAAGGTAGCATTTGGTTTAAACAAGACTCTTTTGTTTGGCATAAACACAAATGCAAGGATGTCATTATGGTAATCCCTATGCGTATCAGATTGCTTCCTATGATTTTCAAATGGAAATGTCCAAGCTCCTTTGATTGCACTTCTGGTTTTAACTTGAACTCTAAATAAGGAATTATTACCAAACTCAACAAAAAGATCTGACGGATGGCCAAAACAAGTTTCAGTAACAAAGTCAGCGTTTACCAGGAGAATTGACTTTACTAATGATTCTCCAAAAGCTCCTAATCTTTGTGCGTGGTTTTTTTGGTTGTTGGTTTTTTTTGGCATAAATATAATTGTCTGGAATTGTAATTTGCTCTACTTGGAGTTTGCTCTGCCCACTTGGATCTTAGACACTCCTCCGAAGCTCCAACAAAATCTCCCATTTCCATCAATGCCCTGGTTCTTCTAAAATTCATAAAACCAGTGATACCCATTTGAAAAGTCATATCAATACAAACTGCCTGAGCTTGTACTGGTAGATCTCTCCAAACAGGCCAATATTCATCAAGATTATTTATTACCTTGTCCACATCATTATCTAAAAGATAATTTGCTTCCTCTTCGGTAATTCCTGTATCGTCTAAATTTCTGCCATATCCCAGACTGGTTTTACCTTCGCTACATTCGTAAGCAAATAAAACCAGGCCTTCATGTTTCTTTATTGTTTTTTTTATTAGATCTAAATTAAAAATCCCTTTTGATTTTTTAAACATTTACTTCTCCTTATCAGAACTACCAAAATAATATGCAAGCACTGTTGCACTTGCAGCAGTCAAACTTCCAACAGCAAGCATAACAATATCGTCAGCTGCATCAGATACTGGAAATACAGTTATATAAAAAATGTAACCAATAAAACCAAGCATAGTTAGGCCAGCTATAAATTTTGGTGTCCAATCGTTAGCAAACTTATCCCTGGCATCTTGGATATCTTTTGTTTGTATTGAATATAGATCTACATCCAGCTCCTTCATCTTGATCTCAAAATCCTTATCAATTTTTTTAAGTTCTACAATTTGTTCTGGTGTAGCACTGGCCATTGCCTGTTCAATACTTTTTGGATTAGGTGAACATCCCAGAGCTTCTGCAATTAAGTTTGCTGCTGCTCCAGCAACAGGAGATCCAAGTCCAGTTGCTAGTGTTGGTGCTATAGCACCTATGATTCCTTTTATCTTATCGAATCTCATATTATTGTCCTGTATAAAGTTATTGCGATACCACCCAGGATAGAAATTATCATTGTTGACATTGCACCAATGATCCACCATTGAATTTTGGCCATGCTTTCATTGAGCTGGTCAAAGTTCTTAAATGCTTGCTTCCATCTTTCAGCACAAATGGCTTCATGCTTCATAAGAGCAGCGTGATTAGTTGCAGCTGTTGGTTTACTAGACATCTGGGGATTCTGGCCATTCTCCTAGTGGCCTTGTTTCTGTTTCTGGATTATAGATATATAAAGACTGCAAAACTTCTACATCAGCTGCATTATCTATCAATGCTTCCATCTCACCAGCTTTTGTTCTAACTGCTGCTCTATAATTTACCCAGGCTTCTGGTATTGCAATATCAGCTTCTGCTTTTCTAATTACATACCAATCAGATCCACTCAACAAAGAATATGCCTGTGATTTTATAGTTTCTTTACAAATACTTTTTAGGCCTGGTGTTGTTTCACCAGAATTATTTGTATCATCTAAATTTTTTGGAGTAGCAGATCCAAAGCTAGCTGTAACCTTTTTATTTTTATATACAAATTCTTGATCTGTATTTATGTAATAAAAAGGATCTTTAAAGTTTGATACATCCTCTATCACCTCATACAAGCCTAATGCTTGCAATTCATCTGATTGCCAATCAGAAAATATACTAGCTGGATATTTAACATCATTAATTACTAATGATTTTGGATTTTTAAATATTGCTGATATTTTCCCTTTTTCTACTAATGCCCACATAATTAATTACCTCTTTTTTTTATTGTGCCGTTAATGGCACTCCTGTACTACTTACAAATGGTTTTTCTGCTATCGCCCAATAAATTAAATCACCATTTAATTCACTGTCATTAGACCTCATTTTTACTCCATTACTTAAAAAATCTACATATATATCGTTAGCACCACCAGTTGCAGAACCTTCAGCACCACGATTGTGCATACGGCTAAAAGGTTGTGAACCACCATTTTGTGTTTTTCTTTTACTGTCTATGCAAAAAGTCCCATTGCCTGTTGTGTCATATCTTCTATATAAAAACCATCTTGGCTTAAATCCTAAATATATAAAAGTACCATCATCTGCTTGATTATTCCCATGAGTTAAACCAACTCTTTGATATCCTTGTTCATTACCAAAATGATATGCAATATAACTTTTAGCACCATTTGGTCTAAATACAGCATTTACATCTTTACAATTTACTACTGTAGATGTTGGTGCTGCATCAAAGTAAGCAGTACCATAAGGCCCCCCAGTACTCATTTGTAAAGCGTTATCATAGCCTAACTTATTGTGTAAAAGTGTTAGAGCTGCATTACTTGCAATAGTTTTAGATTTAATCATTGTAAAAGCTGGTATCTCACCTAGACCATGTGAATACGAACCATAAGATGTACTACCTTGATACTCTGATATTGTTATATTTGCTGTAAGATTTTTTTGTACTGTTGATTCAGATGGATCGTAACTTGTTGAGCCAGCTGCTATTGTTTCTGTAGTTCCTCCGTTAATTTTCCAACACCAGGCAACATAAGTATCGCCATTAGTGTTACCTTCTGCATTAGCACCTAAACTAAATCCATCGCTATCAAAAGAAGTAACACGATTAGTTGCTGATTGTTCTGTTTCTTCCCAACTAGCAGTATTACTACCATTTGTCATTATTTGTTTGCCTGTTCCTCTGCTAGAATCAGTTATTACATGGTCACCTGATGCGTTTCTGCTTTTAATCCAAATCATATCAGGTTGAAATCCTACTCCTGTAATTGATTGAGTAGAGCCATTACCTGTATAAGTCACTATATTAAAATAAGATTCAGGTGTGTCTATAGTTGTATATGCCATAATTAATTATCCAAATTCTGCTAAATTTTTCGTACACAAAGAATAGTAATTTACACCACTTAAAACTGGTGAATAAACAAATGCACCATGTCCATTGGCATCACTGTAAGACTTTGTATTGCTTATCAGAGTGTAGCCACCAAAATTAAACTCACCACCATCATCCTCGTATTGTGCATTACATGGAAAAACAAAATGACCACTAAATGCAGAATTAAAACTAACTGGTTGTGATAGTGTCCCACTAAGAACTGAGCCATTTCTAGCAACTGTAAATTCTTGGTCATCAACATTCAAAAATAAACCATAAATATCATTAACAGAGGTTGTTCCCCAACCAGTGCCTTCATTTGATATTTGTGAGCCATTAATTCTTTGATAATAATGTGCTGCTGCATAACCAATACTAAAAGACTGGTCATACATAAATTGAGAAGAGGTTGCATCATCACTTGTATCAGGAAATGTACTTGCTCCAAAAAAACCAAATTCTGTATTTGTTACTTTGTATTCGTAATACCATTTACCATTTTGCACCCCCATACTTCCATAAGCGTTATTCCAAGTACCCCCACCACCAGCAACGTGCATAGCACCTTCATTAATTGTTGGTTTATTATCAGTCTGTACTAATACGTTAAAAGTACAAAAATTGTTGGTTGGCGAATCACTAGCTTGATCAGCTGCTGCTATGTTGTTAAGTGTAAAATTATTGCTGTTACCACTTGAATCATCACCCAGAGAACCTGAACTAGCAAATTTCAAGTAATGTCCGTTATTGCCATAACTTCCTGTATATTTTTTTGGTTTCCATATACCTGAATCAGAATCAATCTCTCCAAATTCAGTTGGTGCTAGTTGTTGGCCATCAATAAAATGTGCTTCTGCCATATATCCTTCACACTCATATAAAGCTCCAGCTAGACCTTGATCTGGTATAAATCTACCTATTTCTAAAATTCTTCCACTTTCTAAATATAAGTCTGAATTTTGTGGTGGTTGATCTTCTGTACCAAAGCTAGTTTCTTCAACACCATTTACATATAACCTAATTCTATCGCCAGCTGTACTTTGTGTTGTATCAATAGCAGCAACGATATGATACCAAGCATTAGTATCTCTAAAAACTCTGTTAGTAACTATCCTAGCATTATATGATGCTTGATAATTTTGCACTTGTATTTCATCGTCAGATGTAAAGTTAATCCTAAATGTATCGTATGGTGACGATGTATTTTGTCTTGTTGAAAATAACCATTGTCTGCCAAGCTCTGTTCTTTTAAACCAAAAAGAAAATGTTGCCTTATCTACATTAGTTGGTGTTCCAAGTGTTCTATTAAGACTTTCAGAATTATCAGACTCTATTTTTAAAGAGTTATCAATATCATATCCAGTATCACCTGGTGGAATAGCTGTACTATCTATCAGTGCCATTAGGTATAAGCTGCTGAATTTGTTAGATAGACATTAGTGCCATCTGAAAAATAAGAAACTAAATATGTGCCAGCTGTTGAAATTGTTGCAAGTATGTTTGCATCAACTTTTGTATTTGTATGAGCTGACACTGTATGGCCACCAGAATTAACCAAAAGAATATTACCACTCTGAGAAACTATGTTTGTAAATGTAAGTGTGAAGTTACCAGATGGAGTACATTTAAAATTATTAGAAGCTGACATATCAAAAGAACCATCATTGTCAGTAGTCAATGTACCTTTTGCATTTTTAACTACAGCAACAGTACCACCATCCTCAATATTTAAAGCGTTATCTCCATCAGTAAAATCTATGCTGGCAGTTTCTATACTGCCACTGTTTACTGTTAGACCAGTAGAATCTATGGTTACTCTTTTAGTGTTGTCTGCATAAAAATTAATTTGATTAGCATCTTCAAAATCAATCTTAGTCTGATCATCTTCTCCGACTTTTAGATCGGTGGCCAAAATAGAAGTAATATTTGTTTGTGCTGCTGTAACTACCTGGCCTGTTAAGTTACCAGCTACATTACCTGTTAGATCACCAGCAAAAGCATCTGATGTAACAGTACCATCAAAAAAGGCATCCTTGAATTCTAGTGAGGATGTACCTAGATCTATATCATTTGTAGTTACTGGAGCTATCGCACCATCTGAAAAAGTTACCTGGGCAGTACCCCCAGCTGTAAAAGACAATACATCAGCAGCACTAAAGAAAAGGCCACAATTGGTATCACCTGTATTTGTTATCGATGGAGCTGATGCAGAGCCATCAGCAAATGATGAAACACCATCAACTGTAATTGCTTTTACAGTAACACCTGATAAATCTAAAACATCTCCACTTGGTATTTCTTTGATAGCTGGTGTACCTGATCCATCTACTATTAAAGGAAATCTATCTGCCATATTAAACTCCTACATTAATTGTGCCAGTTCTAGCTATGACACCTAGAACTCCACTTGTTATTGTTATTGCTACGTTTGCAGCTCTGCCAACTACTGTTAGCGTTTGACTTGGAGCTGAAACAGTTTGGAATGACATAGATCCAGATCCATCAGTTGTAAGTACCTGGCCATTACTTCCATCACTTACATTTAACCTGGCTATATCTACTGAATTATCTGCTATTTGGTCAGCTCCTACTGCATCATCAGCAATCATTGATTGTTCAACAGCATCGCTTTGAATGGTTGATGTAATTGTTATGTTTCCAGATCCATCAAAATTAGCTGATCCACCTAGATCTCCACCTAATGCAATGCTTCTTGCAGTAGCTAGAGCAGTTGCTGTATCTGCATTACCAGTAACATTACCTGTTAAGTTTGCAACCAATGAAGCCACTGCATATCCAGTAGCACCAGTATTAACTGTTGTTGTTGGTTTTGTTTGTGTATCTACAAATAATCTAAATGTATTATCAGTTGAAGAATCATAGAAAAGGCCAGCATATTTGGTTGTTGATGATTCAACATATTTACCATAAAAACCAAAATCAGTTACATTGCCAGTATTGCCATCTGTAAAACCCTGGAAGTTAGAATCAGTAACAACAGATCCAGTTTGTGTAGTAGTACCTGTAACAATAAGATCTCCAGATACTGTAAGATCGTTTGAGATCGTTACATCATTTGGAAGGCCTATTGTTACGGATGCTGTTTCTGATCCAGATCCAGATACCTCTATTTCATTGCTAGTACCAGCAATAGCAGATACATAATTTCCTGTTGTATCTGTACCCAGGGCAACACTATTAGCCTGGATTGCAGTTGTTATTGATATACCAGCTGAACCATCAAAATTAGCAGTTCCTACAACATCCCCAGATAAAGCAATTGCCCTAGCAGTTTCCAATGCAGAAGCTGTTGAAGCGTTGCCTGTAACAGCTCCTGTAACATTACCTTCTAAGTTAGCTACCAAAGTTCCAACTGCGTAACCAGTGCCAGATGTATTTACTGTAGTTGTAGGCTCAACTTGAAGATCTTTGAATAATTTAAACTTACCTGAATCATTAGCATCTCTGAATAATCCAGCAAATAAATCTTGAGATCCAGAAGTATCATACAAACCATAAAAGCCTATATCTAAAGAATCAGAACCACTGTTTGCTTTTGCTAATTTTATTAATGGATCTGTAACATTAAGAGTATCTGAATTTACAGTGGTTGTTGTTCCATTCACTGTTAGATTGCCAGCTATAGTTACATCATCTGGTAAGCCTACTGTTACTGTTGCAGTTTCACTTCCTGAACCTGTTACCTCAATCTCATTTGCTGTACCAGCAATTGTAGAAACATAATTCCCTGTAGTGTCATTACCAAGAGCTACACTGTTTGCTGCTATTGTTGTTGATAAGGATATATTGCCTGTACCATCAAAACTGACACCAGTTGCTGTAACATCTCCAGTTAGGGCAATTGTTCTCCCTGTTGCTAGTGCTGTTGCTGTATCTGCAACAACACCAGATAAATTATTTATAAATGTGTTTGTTACCCTTGCATCAATAGCTGCATTAGATCTTGCATCTGTATAGTAAAGATTAGAACTGCCCTCACCTATATCATCAGTATCAAGTGTAATGTTTGATGTACCATCAAAAGAAACACCACTTATTGTTCTGGCATTTTGTAAAGCAGTAGCTGTAGCAGAGTTGCCTGTAATGCTGCTGCTTGTTAATGCAATCGTGCCAGTAGTTGCTGGCAAGGTTAATGTTATGTTGCCAGCAAAACTAGCATGAGCTGGTGCTTGTAATCTTGCATAATGTGCATTTGATGATTCACAATAAAAATCGATGTATGACTGAGTTCCACCATTTTTTATTGAGATAGCACCTTGCTGAATATCAACACCTGTACTGCCATCAATTCTAACTACACCAGTTCCATTTGGTGTCAGCGTTATGTTGCCATCAGATACGCTAACAATATCCTGACCATTAACATCTAAACTACCTCCAAGTTGAGGAGTTGTATCTTCAACCACATTATTTATTGATATGGCCTGTACTCTTGCAGTTGTATGATAAAGATTAGAAGAACCTTCAGATACAGTATCAGTATCTCCCTGAGTGTAAGTTAAAACTCCAGTAGATGAATTATAAGAAAGCTGAGTTGATGATTCTGATATGGCAGCTCTTGCCCTGGCATTTGTAAAATATAAATTAGAAGATCCCTCTGAAACTGAATCTGTATCAAAACTAATATTAGAAGTTCCATCAAAGGAAGTACCATTTATAGTTCGTGCATTTTGTAATGCAGTAGCAGTAGAAGCGTTACCAACTAAAGCTGATGTTACCTGGTTGAATACAACATTGCTTGATGTGGCCACATCCTGGCCGATTGAAAAAGTAACACCATTACCAGATGCAGCTGCTGTAACACCAGTACCACCAAGTAGTGATAATGTTTCAGAATCAAGATCTATAGCAATCGTTGATGATCCATCTGAAATATCTAAATCTTGAGCTGTTACCTGAGAATCTATATATGCTTTTATTGATTGCTGAGTTGCTAAAGCTGTTGCACTATTAGAACTAAAATCATCTTCATCTAAAATTGTTGTTATTGTAGATCCAGAGCTTAGTGAAAAACTTGATATGCCATTTACAGTGCCACCATTGATATCAACTGTATTATCAGCAGTTATAGATATTGGTAAAGTTATCCAGTCAGAGTTACCAGAGTTTCTTAACTTTAATAAATTGTTAGAAGTATCAATCCACCATTCATAAGCGTACATGGTGGAAGGTTGCGTTGCACCAGAGTTATTTGATGAAATAGCAAGCAAAGCATTATTTAGATCTGCCCTAAAGTTAGCTCCACTCTGATTGTCTAAAATATAATCATGTTGTGCCATATATAAAAACCTTATTAGTTATTTAAAAAATTTCCATTATTTATTGTGTGTTATCAATAAAAACATACAAACTTAAATATGTGCTTCTATGTTTGGTTACAAATCTTAATCTCCATAAAACCTGGTCATTTGAACTTGATAGGCCAGTGATAGTGCCACTGTAAACAAAAACATAAGTTCTGAATGTACCAGCTGCCATATCTATATCCTGAATGCCACCAGCTGCCTGGGCATAGGTAGTTCCACCATCAACTGAATACTCAACAAAGATACCTGTATTATCTCCAAGAACTCCAGTGAATATGGCCTGATACTTCGCACCATTTCTAACATCATCGATTGTTATTGGGCAAAAATTACCAGTGCTAGTTTCTTGAGTTGTAAAGTCTGTTCCGTTTCTATGAAATGCAGATCCAAAAACAGAAAGTGGTACACCAGATCCAGTATGTGCAATTATGTCAGCTGACACATTGGCAAAATGTTTTACCTGTAAAGTATCTGTATTTAGTCTATTAGAATTTAAAGTGCCAGCTGTAATGTCATTGGCAGATATTGCACCAAATACACCAGAAGCTGATGTTAGTGTTCCAGCTGCAATATTAGAAGCTGCAATAGTGCCAGCTGCTATTTTTGCAGATGTGATTGTACCAGCTGCAATTTCTGTAGCTGTAACTGTACCAGCAGCAATCTTTGCAGCTGTTATTGAGTTTGCTTGCATCTTTGCAGTAGAAATAGAATCATCTGCAATCTTTGTATTAGTAATTGCAGCAGCTGCCACTACATCTCCTTGAATTGCATCAGTTGCTATCTTTGCATTTGTTACAGCATCATCAGCAAGTTTTACAGTTGTTGCAGCTCCATCTACAAGTTTTGCTGTTGTTATAAGTGCATCAGTTAAATCTGCATTAACAACTGGTGGATTGCTAACAGAAAATGTAAGTGTTGCAGCTGATGACTCAGCTCGCACTCCATTAATAGATGTGACACTTGCAACATAGTTTGATCCTACTTTTAAAAAATTCAGATCTACAAAGTTTGTATCTGTCAGCTGATTTAGTACCTTGTTACCAGAACTATCAACAATAGATACTCTAAATTCATAAGTAGGAAAGTCAGTTGGTAGTGTCCAGGATAGAAAAGGCCTACCAGTTGATGATGATCCAGTGTCAGTAAAAGCTAATCCAGATACTGCTTTGACTTCAAAGCCTGTTGGTAAAGCAGTAAATGATTCAATGTTTTCTTGAGGTGGAGCTTGCCAAGTATATATATCTAAATACTCAATGGCCTGGATCTGTATAAATCCATCTGGTTGAAGCTGCATTGCTTCAATCCTAAATAACTTGCCTGAGTAACCAAGTGGTGTATATGCAACAGTTATCACATCTCCAACTTTTACTTTGTAAAGTTCTGGAACTGCCTTAAATGATATTGTTTGATTTGACCTGGATCTTTTTAGGATTGCTTCTGCTAGGTTGTAGGCAATGTACTTATTTACAACAAAAGGAAAATCAACAACAGTTTCTAATATTTCACCACCATCATCAGATGTAAAATTTGGAGAAGCATCATGGTCAACAGTTACTGTATCAAGTTCATATTTTTTTAGGCCATTAAAAAACTGTAAAACCACTCTATTATATTTTGTAGATTTATCCTCATAGTTCACTGTTATTGAATCTATGATGTGATCATCGGTAACTGAAAATGATGAAGATGCTGTATCTTCTATAAGCAGCTCATATTTGCCATTAATGTAATTTAAGATTCCTCTCATGTTGTTTAGCAGCTCTACTGTATTATCAAGTACAGATTTATCTGTATTTACAACACCATTACAAGTAAACCTTTTTACTTTAACTAAAGCAGTACCAACATCAGAAGATAAGGTTGATGATGCAGCAGTTGATGTATGTATTCTATTTGTTACTGATGCTTGCTCATAAGGTTGAAATCTTTGTGTATCAACAATATCTGCTTGATCAAGAACAGTAGTACCACCTGAATCAACTAGAGTTAGTTCAGCTCCAATCTTGAGTTTGCTGTATGTAGTATTGTCAACATCAAAAAACTGATTACCAGAAGTTGAGCTGATCGTTGCAGCTGCTGGAGTACCACTAAAGTCTGGAGTATCAATTAAAGTATCAGCAACATTTGCAGCTGTTTGAAATGATTGTAGATTCAAAACACTTGAGCCAAGACCTTTTCCATATCTGTCATTGGTCATATAGTCTAATAAGGCCAGAGATGGATTTTCTGACCACTCATAAGTGCTTGTTGTTCCTAATCTATGTGAGCCAGTGCCACCTGTAATAGATCCATCTTTTCTTGGATCGTAAACCTTTTTACCTTTTACGCACACTGTCAATTGTGGCAGTCCACTAAACATTCCTTCTTTGTCATATCTAAAATAACCAGCAATGTATGCAACACCTCTTAATCGGTGATTAGATGTCCAGGTTGATGATAAAGAAGCTGTAAGCATTGGATCTGCTGTCTGATCATCTTTACCATGATGACAATTGAAAACCATCCTATATCTACCAGTTGGGGATGTTCCAGAGATACCTCCAGATGATTCTGTATTTTGATCTCCTAGCTGACTAACTGTATTTAAGCTGCCAGCTCCAGAACTTATTTTGTCTGAGCCTACATAGAATCCATTTTTAAAAACTTTCGTATCTGATATAGGAACACCATTTAGTTCTATGGTGTTACCTTCAATTTGATCTATCTCGCCAGCTGCAATTGCAAAAACCATAAATAAATCAACAGATCTATTTTGTGCTGTTTCCATAAAGACAACTGTTGAGCCAACTCTTCGTCTGCCATAAATAACAGGTATTTTTCCACCTTGAGCTGTTTTCTGGCCTAGTATGTCCTGGCCACGACTTAAAAGCTCTCTAGCAGCTAGAAAACCTTTTACACCAGATCCAATTGTTACAGCTGCAACAGTCCATTTAATAGCAGCAGCAACCTTAGAAGTTGACCACCAGGTAGCAACACTTTTAAATATTGATGTTACAGCTTTTGCACCAAACATCTACATTCCCCATCTTATGTCACCTTTAGTTTGATCTGCGTACTCCATGCCTTTATCACCACTAAAGAATGTTTGTTGGGATTCGTCAGAAAAATGCTGACCTTTTTTTAAGTTCCAGTTACTAAATTGATTGGCTACTACAATTGATACTGTTGAATTAGTGTATGAATCAGTTGCAGAAACATTTGTTATAAATCCAGAAAAATAATTAATTGCATCAACTAAAACTTCATTTTCATCAAAGAAGGCAATAAAAATATTTACTTCATCATCTGTATAGTTTCCATTATCGACTAAATCTCTAACTGTATCTGTAATATTAGTTAGTGTTAAAACAATCTCTTCTACTTTAGCTTCGCCTGTTTCATTTGCTACTTCTACCTCTACAAAGTTTGCACCAGTAACATAAGTATTTGAATCGTATGTTACATCTGCATAAAAATCAGTGAATCTTAAAATTGAAGAAAGTTTGACCTCAAACAAGAAAGCAATCTTATTTGCATCTTTAGCTATTTGTGTTTGTAGGCTTGATGATAGTCCTCTGGACATTAGCTTATGACCTCTCTAACATCAAAAGAAATATTAAAGATACTGTTTCTATCTGCTTGATATACAACATCACTTACCAGGTAAACTGTAAAATCTGGTTGATTCATTGTTACCACTTCATTATCAGCTAGAGTTGATACTATTCCAGGCTCTATTGATACAGTAGCTGCTCCAGATCCATCTGAATCAATATCACTTTGAACCATATAAACTTTTGTATGGCCAGCAAACTTAATCAGATCACCAGCTTTAAGAACTCCAGTAGTTGATGCAGCAAAACCATCAAGTGCTATTGTGGAATCTGCTGCTGAATGTGAGCCAACAACTTTAACTGCTGTACTAGATTTTTCTGCTCCTCTATTTTGTAAAGGTATCTTTATTTGGAAAGTTTCAAAAGATCCTTTTTGTTTTTGTAAAAATGCAAAGATATCCATTGCATCATTTTGATTCATAGGTGGCATAGAAACTGTAAAGGTAAAATATTGAGATCCTATTTGCCTAACTGCTCTCCTTCCAGATAAAGAAGCATTAACAAGTGTTGGCCTATTGTTCTCAAAACTTAAAGCTGAAAAGCCTGGGGATGTTGGAAATGTACCACTCATAAAATACCTACCTTCCCTCTGGAATTCATAGCGTTATTAATGATTGCAGTAATCATACTTTTCCTTGATACAAGCAATTCATCAAAACCAGCTGAATCAATAGTGCTTATGTTAAAAGTCACATTAGCTCCCATGCCCTGGCCTTTAGTATGATCAATAACAGTTTCTCCTGGATGTAGGATTGCTGGAAAGCCACCTTTACCATCTACACCACCAACTCTAGGAGCTGTACCTGTAAAACCACCACCATCGCCACTAGGTAGTTTTACACCAAACATTGGTGCAAAAGATCTAGTTAAAGGTGCAATGATTATTTGCTGAATAGCTATCCTAAGTAATTGCTCAACAACAAAAGTTGCAAAATCTTCAAAGGCCATTTTGCCTGTTTTAAGACCTTCAACAATACTATCTTCTAATTTTTTCATTGATGAAACTGCAACATTTTGAAGGCTTTTATTTACATCCTCAATCTTAGAAACAAAGACTGCTAATGGATCTTGAAGATCTGTCAAACCACCCTCAAAACTTTTCTTAAATTTTTCAAAACTACCCTCAGAGTTTTGCACCTTTTCAAGTAACTCTTCAAACTTTATATTCATCTGGTCTAAATCAATAATGTTATCTTTAGCAACAAAATCAATATCGAATCCCTTGAGTTTGGCTAGACTAATAAATGCATTAATAGCTGTTTTATCTACTTGAGCAAGGCCATTAACAAAATTAATAACAGATGCAAAAGCTGTAGCTGTTGCTTGAGCAATACTAATAATACTTACAGCTACATCTTTACCAAACTGTTCAAAACCACCAGAAGCTGCTGCTTGTTCAATGATAAATTGTTTTAGATCGTCTGCTAATTTTAGAAATGCTGGAGCTAGTCCAACAACAATTTGATTTTGTAATCCAAAAATTGATGCCTTAATTTGTGAAACTCTATCATTAAATGATTCAGCTGTTCTAATTCCTGATTCACTAATAATAAATCCAAGCTGCCTAAATTCTTCAACAAAGTTATTTAATCCTTCTGATCCATCCTTAAAGATCTCGGCAAATTGCATACCAGATCTGCCAAATAAATTTGCAAGAACAGTTGATTTTTCAGCTTCTGATCCTAGAGCTGCAATCCCATCAGCAACCTCTAATAATATTTCAGTATTACCTCTAAGACTACCATTTGAATCTCTAATCTCAACTCCCAGATCTTTAAATATATCTGCTTGAGTTTTTAATCCTCTGGAAGCATCACCAACAGATCTTGAAAATTTCTCTAAACCTTTTTGTGCTTGCTCTACTGATGATCCAGCTTCAATTGCTCCTTGTTGGAAAGCCTGGATAAAGTCTGTTGCTATTCCTGTTCTGGTAGCAGTCTTACCAATATTATCAACAAACTCTAATGATTTTTTTGATGCAATAACTAATGCAGCACTAACAGCAGTAAGTCCTACTGTTACACCACCTACAACTTTTGCTGTACCTTTTGCAGCTGAACCAACCTTATTTAATCCTCTGGTAACTTTATCAAAGGCAGCTTTAGTTTTATCAACAGCTGTAAGTTTAAATTTGACATCTCGTTTAGCCATTAATTTTGCTCATTAATAATTGAAAAATATGCAATCCATCCATTGTATTCATCAACAGTTAGATCCTGGATCTCTGCTAATGACTTGCCTAATTTGTCTGCTAGTTGATATTGGTAAAAAAGATTCTTGTCTTTTTTTAGTTTTTTTTTGTATCTTCTAAGGTTTCTTCGCCAGTGATTAACTGAGCTACATTTACAAGTACATTCCTATCAACATTGTTGAGCAGAGCTGGCTTATCATCAATGGAAAATATTTTGTTGCCCTCTTCATCCAGAGCTTTATAAATCAAAACCATAGCCATCATGGTAAGGGAATCTTCCCTAGACACTTTAAATAGTTTTGCAGTTTCTCCTAATGTGAGTGGCTTCCAAAATATTTTAAGATCCCATTCCTCTACATAGAATGATTTTATTTCTTGTAGATCAAAATGAGATTTTGCCTTCTCAATTGCCTTCATTAAACTGTTGTTTTAGTTAAGCCACCAGATCCCTGGAATGTTATTGATTGCTGTACTAAAGAGTTTGGATCAGTATTCAAACTTAGGCCAGTAACAATAGCTGTACCAGTAAATCTAGCTTCACCACTTCCAGTTCCCTCTGGTAAAAAGTCCAGAGTAACTTCTGCTCCAATAGTTAGTGCATTTTGAGCTGTATCATCATCATCAAAAAATACATCAACTGAGCCAGAGAATGAAGTAAGCGTAACCATAAAACTTTTTGAAGAATCGCCAAGAGCTGTTTTTTCTACAGTGTCTGCTGCTTCATCTAAAGTATATGAAGTTATATGAGCTATAACATTTGAACCAACTCTAACAGTTCCATCATTTCCTTTATGAATTGCCATTATTTATCCTTTTTTTTAGAAGTTGATTTTGGTTTAGGTTCTTCTGAATCCTGGGATGCAACTTCTTCCCATCCTTTGTTTTTGTAATACTCAATCATTGATGAATGAGCTATTACTGTTGTTTTTTTATCTGGTGAAATTAATTTCATTTCATCCTCCAATTTTATTTTGATACATCTGGAGATTGCTCCAGAGTGTAATATTCAACTGTAAACTCCAAACTAATATATGCAACTGGTTTCTCACCTTCTGCGTTAAATTCAATATCAGTTGATGATAGAAATGTATCTTTAGCTTTTGATGATAATGTTGGATCTGCTGCGATAGCTTGCTCAACTTCTTTTGCTATCTCATCAATAGTATCGTCAAAATCACTTGTTGCCTTTACATAGGCTTCAACTACAAGTGTTAGATCTCTGAATAATAGTTTGTTTGCATTTACAACAACTGGCTCTGATGTTTCTGATTTTGTATAAATTACCAGGCCTGGAAGATTACCATCTTCAAGTGGATAAACTCTGCTCTGGTAAACATTAGATCCTGTTGTTGTTAGGCCAGTCAGAACTGTACCTACTTGTTCTCTAATCTGCCTTCTTACATGATTGGCCATTATGCTTCCTCTAAAAGTAAGGCACTAAAACCAGTTCTATCTTTCTGGGCATTAACAATTTTGTAATTTTGTGCTGCCTTCAATGTATTACCATCTACATCTTTTATAGCAGCTACATTTAATGTATCTCCAAAAGATGCGTTTGGTGCATCAATGGTTCTGCAATATGCAATAGGTTGAGATTGTTCAACACCAATTCCGTCTTGAGTTTCTATGTATTCTTCATTGATTATTATTTTGATAGTAGATGCTGTTCCAGATCTGGTATAAACAGCTGAAACACCATGACCAAAATCAATATCAAGATATGCTTCCATATCCTCTTCGGTTTCTAAATTATATAAACTCATTGCTTCTCTAAAAATACTTGAACCATACCTACATTGTCTGGCTCAACTCTAACAACATGAAATGTTGTAGCTGGTGATAGTGTGTTTCCATTATTAGTTGTAATGGCATCTACCTTCAAAATATCTCTATGTGAAATGAATGGAGCATCTGATGCTTTTAAAAAAGCTGTTGGTTGAAAACCATCAACCTCTATAGATCCTCCACCGATCCCCAGATATTCCTGGTCAATGATGATATTGATTGAAGTGCTGTTACCAGAATCAATATCAAATAAACTATCAATTAATCCAAAACTATCAAATAAAGAATTCTGTACCTCAAATAATGTAGCAGTTACACCATGAGCTGTAGTATCAACATAAGATGTAAAATCTGCTGCACTCTCTAAGGGCATTACTTACTTCTTTTTTTTGGTTTTGGTTTATCTGATTTCTCCAGGCCAACAGATCTGTTTGATTCTTTTTTAGCAGATCCTTTATACTCCTCAGCTTTTTTGTAGCTGATAAGTGATCTTGCTTCATCATAACTGACCTCAATAACATCTCCAGCAGAAACTCTTTGCTGATTGGCCACTGTATCTGACAAAATTAATACCTTCATATTTTTCTCCAAATGGGGAGGCCTTTCACCTCCCAGGTTTTTAGTAGTCATTACCACTTAACAATAAAGTTAAGAAGCTGCACAGAATGACACTGCGTGTCTAACTGCAACATCTACTGATTGAAGAGCAACAATTCTGATTGTTCCAGAAGAGCTGTTTGAGAAAGGATCAACTAAAATATCAAGAGATCCAAACATTCCAATTAGTAAATCATTGAAGTTACCAAAGACATAGTTGTTAGCAGTCAACTGAGGAGATACAACAGCTTGATAGCCATTGATCTGATCATTAACAGCAACAAACTGAGCAGTATTTGTAGCCTTCTCAGTAGTCTTTAGAGTTCCATAGTTTGTAGGATGGATGATGTATGCAAGATCTCCCAATAGAGCATTATCAACTCTAACAGCAGTTTCCATGCTTACCATCTCTGCAAATGTTGGAGCAGCTGCACTTGAAAGTGAAACAGTGTTGATTCCAGAAGTATTAGTAATACCTGTTGGATTACCACTAGATCCACTACCCTCAAGAGCTTTATCATCAATGAGAATAGCCATAGATTGAGCTAGATCATTTCTGATTAAATTCTCAACATCTAAAGATGATTGAATTAAAAGCTGTCTAGTAACATCAGTATGAACACCAGCAGTCTTAGGTGACATTGATACACTACCAATAGTCATTTCAGATTCGCCAGATGCACCACCCTCAGAGCTTATGAAAGCAGCAGTAGATCCAGATGATTTCTTAGGAATCTTAACATCGCCAGATAGGCCAGTAAGCATAGTTGCTAAAGGCATAACAGCTGAGTTATTTCTAAGAGCATCAATGAAATCACCACCTCTGAAATCCTGGCCAATTAGTCCAGAATCATCAGATGCGTTCATATCTCTTTGTTGCCAAGTTCTCAAGACTTCACCAGGAAGTAAGACACCTTGAGCAGTTTGCCCATATTGTCTTTGAGCTGCTTCACTACACTCGAACTCAAATTTAGCAGCTTCTTGAGCTTTCCTATCAGTAGGATTAGCCATTGCATTTACAGCTCTAAGAATACTAAATCTTTTAGTTTCCTTTTCTGTAAGTCCAATATCCTCTACAGGAGTTTCTAAAGGTTGATCATTTGAGATTGTTTCAAGTAAAACACCTCTAAACTCTTCAATTGATTTACCCTCAGAGATTGCTTGATGCCCTAGATCTCTTTTGTTGTGTTTAGCAGCAAGATCTAAGATCTCTTTTGAATTTTTAGCAAATTCTTTTCTAGCTTCATCAACAGTTTGTGATCTAACTTCTGCGACATCAATCTCAGGTTTTTGGTTTTCCATATTAACCTCGTAAGTTAAATTTTTAGATCTACCTACGCCAACTTGCAAAGATGAATCAGCTGGTAATGAAACTGAGCTGACTTCCATTGGCATCCAGGAAGCTCTGAAAAATCTTTTACCATCTTCCTCATCTTCCATTCGATCTAATTTATTGATTTTATATCCAACAGATATATTCATGCGAATACCATCCTGGATATCCCTAAATACTTCCTCAGCAAGAGCAGATCTACCAAATCTTACTAAGGCCACTGTTCTTTTGGCCTTCTGATCAAGTTCAAACCTTTCAATCACACCTATTTGAGATGTCATATCATGGTCTTTTAAAAATGGAGCTGTACCAGATTGCATAAATGACATATCTATTTCATCTGGAGAATGTCCTAGAATTTCCATTCCAAAACTTCTTTCAACTGGCGATTCGCTAGAAACTCCAACTCTAACAGTTCGCTTTTCCTCATCGATGTAAGATCTATCATCTAAAGACAAAGTTCTAAATCTCACTGAATCATCAATGAATCTATCTTTTTTGTCCTTATCTTCCTTATCTTCATCGTGATATGGCCTTTCCTCCATATCATCCTTTTCAGGATCATTTGGCCTTTCTTCCATATCTTCTGCATCCTCCTCTTTGTGATGTTTCGCAAACTCAATGATTACACTTTCGTCTGTTTCATCTACATTGAGGATATGCCTATTGCTTATTTCATCCATAGCTTTTTCCTCTTTGCTTGATAAAGGATGGCTTTCAGGAAGCAAATCTAAATCATGCTTCCCACCCTGGAATCTACCATTGCGTAAAGCAAACAAGAATGAATTAACCCTTGCGTATGCCCATTGCTCTGGAGATGCCACATTAGGCCGTACCGAAGCTGGATTAGTTTTGTAAGCTCCAATCCCTCTTTTAAATACAGCTAATAATGTTCTATATGTTGTTCTCTTTGAAGCCACATTCCCAACCTCTTCATTGTGATCTTCAACTTTTTTCTTTAAACCTTTCTCAACTTCATCTGTTACTTGTCTATCCTGTTGAGCCTGGGATGCTGATCCACTTTCTTTTTGTTCTGTATATTTAATTGCTTCCAAAACAACATCCTTCATTTTTTGTTCACCTAAAGTTCCAATGACACCCCATTTCATTTGGGCAATGACACCAGCAATATTTGATGGCCTACCAGCTTTTGATCCGTCTTTAAATTGAGATCCATCGTTGAAATGTCTTGCTGCCCAGGCCTCTCTCTCTTTGATCCATTTGATTACACCTTCAGTTTCTTCACCATCTCTGGCTTTTGTCCAAAGATTAAATGCTTCATTACCTCTAATGTTCCCACCAGCTTTATAAATATCTGGATCATTTTCTTTTACACCAGCTATAAAGTTGTAATCAAATTGAGGATAGTTTGAGTTCCTAAGAGAAACTTTTTTATCTTCATCTTTTGTTGGAAAATCAGTAGCCACTAGCTACTCCTCGATAATTAGAATGATGATAGCCTTGCCCACCAGATAGACTATCCCCACGATTAAAATCGTTGCCCTTCGCCCTAATCATCAGATTCACCACCTTGTATATTTGCTTCAACAGGAAACTTAGCACCAAATGGTTGAAATGCAGTTTCTATTCCATATTGTTCTGCAAGTTCCTTTTCTTTTGAATGTTGTTCAAATAACTCTTCTGTATCTCTGCCATAAGCAGCAGATATATCTGAATATGTAACAGTACCATTCTGCAATCCAAGAATATGAGATTGCATTTCTTTAAGTGGATCAATCCAGCTGAATGATCTAGGGATGTAGTTTACCTGGTCAGCAAACTTATCATATTTGGCAATCGGTAAATTAATTGCACCAGAGCTGATGGCCATCTCTAACCATCTTTTAAAAATTGGATCTATGAAGTGATCAATACAAAATTGTTGATACAGTGCAAACATAGATCTATCTTCTAAAGCACCTTGTCTGATGCTTGAGTAATTAACACTTGTTAAATCGTTTGTTAAAGCGTGATATGAGATATTAAGTCCAGATGCAATTGATCTTAAAACTGATTTAGTAAATGATTCAAAAGCAGTTGTTGGATGCCCTGGATCAAAAGTTTTAAAATCAAATCCCTCTGGTAATTGTTCAAAAGTACCAGCACTAGCATTTGATACTGGTGCAAATGTATCTTCTTGAGGATTATCACCTACATACTCACTCCCAGATGGAGTTGTAAAGAATCCCATTTTAGAAGCACCAACTCTAGCAGCAACAATCTCAGCTTCCATGTATGCTGAATATTGTTTCATGTTGGCCATTACAGGAGCTATAAAAGAAACACCTCTTGTTTGTTCAGCTCTTTGTGGAAGATAAGCGTGTATTATTTCTTCTGCTGGTACTCTTATGTGCGATCTATCAGTTCTATAACCATTATCGTATGGATGGTTTTTAAAAAGATGATAAGCCACTGGTTTATCAAAAGAATCAACCTCAACACCCATTTTAATTCTATTGCCATTCTTGGCCTCAACATTCATTGATTCATCTAAATGATCAGCTTCTAAAAACTGTACCTGGAATCCATAAGGAGATTTATTTGTTTTGAAATGCCTAATTAAAACTTCACCATCTCTGGCCAGAGTTTCAATAAATAATTTTTGACAATCTAAAAAACTAAGTCTGCCATTTGGTGTAGGTGATCCCATTGATCCCCACTTCTTCCATTCTCTCTCAATGATGTTATTTGCACCTCTATCCAGAGATCCATCTTCATTTCTTGCTTTAGATGAAATTCTAATACCATGCCTACCAATAACATTGCTTACCATAAGATTCAGATAGCGTGCTATGTAAGCATCATTTCTTGATAACTCTCTAGCTCTATCTCTAAGTAATCTTATGTTGTCTTTTATTTCAGCATCAGCTGACAAACTACTTACAAGAAAATCTGCAAACAATCTACCAGTGTTTGCACCTTGATATGATCTTAAAAATTTTCTTTTAGGTTTTTGTTTTCTGTACCTATTTATTAAATTGTTGTACCAGGCCATTATGAATAATCAGTTGGATTTACAGTTTTTAGTCCACCAAAAGCAACTCTTATTTGATTACCAGATGCTCTACCATTTTTGATCCTATGCATCTTGAGTTCATTTTGGTATTCAGTTTTGTAATAGTTTCTAAAAGCGAGCAGATCATTTATTGACATTCTGCTGAGTGATCTCCCAGCAATACTCATTGAACTTTGATCCATTGATGCTCTGTTCTCAATAACAGCTTCAATAGCATCTAAAACTTTTTTTGCGTGAGATCTAACAGATGCACTTGTTGTTGCATAGTTATCCTGGAACTCAATAAAGCCTTCACCTACTTTGATTCTATTGCTGTTAGAATTTTTTGTAATATTAGCCACATAATTATAGTTACCTTTTGCATAGCCAGCTGTAACTGATGATGCAATCTCTACTTTGTAATCATCTCCATCAGCTGTTGCTGTAACAGTTATATTTGATGGAGTGCTACCATCAATAAGATTGAATTCATAAGTGAGTGTATGTGTAGAGTTTGAATAATCAGATCCTAGATCTTGATTCTTCCATGCCCAGAAATCACCAATTTTAAGTTCAGTTGGAATAGAAGTTGGATAATTAGCTGAATCAAATAAGTTTGCCAAAAAATATCTCCCTTGATTTATTCTTCAACACTATTACCCATTTATGCTATGTCAATGAATTTACCCTTTATTCATAGCATTTATGATTCTTGTGTTTTGTATAAAAAAAACCACAATATCTAGTGTTTGTGTCAGCTGGCAATTTCCTGGCCAGGAAAACCAAGATATAAATTTTAGTGATAGTACAAAAATCTATTTTTTCCAATCAGTAGCAAAATTACCAGGCCTTCTTGCTGTATTTCTTCTGACTCTTTTTTGTGGTTTTGGATCTTCTAACATCTTGGCTTCTATCACATCAAAATTTGGATTCAGAATATAGATTGCTGCAAAGTTATACACCAAACAGTCCAGAGCTTCGTTGTCTGGTCTTATTTGTTTCCAAACTAAAGTTTTTCTTCCTCGAACAAATTTAGTTACTCTTTTCTCAGCTGTAAGCTGCTTAAAATATTCTTCGTCTAAATGATGGGCAAAATGTAAAATATTTTTTTCTACTGGAGCTGCAAGCCTTGCAAATATATTTTCTTTAGCAGTATCAGTTCCTATCCCATAAAGTACAGTTCTGTTTTTTCCTACATAAGTTGGTTTATTTACAATTGGCTTACCTGGTACAGATAAACCTTTTATTGAAAAGATCCTTCTACCTGATCTTGGCCTGGTGTATTCATAAACTGCGTTTGTATGATGTCCACCACTATCAAATGTTGCACATGATATTCCAATAGATCTTTTATCTTCTGTTTTGAATATTGTTTTTAGAAATTGATCAACTTCACTCCATATATTGTAAGTGTTTGGATCACCCCAAAATATTTTATGTTCCAGCACAAAACATTCAAAACCTTTTGCCCAACCACAAATAGTCATTTCAATTCTATCTTTTTGTAGATCTGATGCAGCTGTCATTACCAGAACTTCACTTGGTATATGTTGCAAATCAAAATTTAATCTTTTTTGTAATAGTTGCTCATGTTCTACTGAATCAGATTGATCTTCCCAGCTTTCACCTAATGCAAGATTAACAAAACTTTTTAGCATTTCTGGATTATTCTTTGATTCAAGAAATGTAGTTGCCATTCCAGACCAGGTAGAAAAAACAGAATACAACTCTGATATATGAAAGCCAGCAATATTGCTTGTAGGCTTTGTTGTTCTCCACTCTCCATTTTTTATCATCCAGGTTTTTTTTGATTCATCAATTAGAGATCCACAATCCTCACAAGCGTATCTTGCAGTTTCTGGTTTCTTATCATCCCAGATTACATTTTTCCAAACTAATCTTTGTTTGTGATTACATTCTGGGCAAGGTACAAAATAATATCTTTGATCACTTTCCTCAAAAGCAGATTCAATCATAGATAGACCTTTTGTTGTTGGAGTGCTGCAAAGATATATTTTTCTATTTGCAAATGTTTTCGTTCTAGCTATTGCAAGTGATATTGGTGAACCTTCTTTTGTAGATAGCTCATATCTATCAACTTCATCAAGTAATAAAATTCTAACAGCTCTACTACTTAGTCCAGATGTACTATTAGATCCAACAATTGATATAGATCCACCTGGATAAATTTTGTGCATAGTTGTATTACCAGAATCTTTGGATTTTGAATCTTTGATGATATCACTAAGTTTCTCTGAATCTCTTAACATTGTGGCCAGTCTATCTTTAGAAAATGACATGCCCATTTGCAGAGTTGGTTGAACAACTAATATTGGAGATGGATCTTGGTCAATATAGTAACCAATTGCGTTAAGTATGATTTCAGTTTTACCAACCTGGGCAGATGTCATACAGACTATTCTTTCAATGTTTGGATCTGAAAAGGCATCCATAATACCTCTTTGATACTCAGCTCTGGATGTTCTGAATTGTCCTGGTTCAGCTGATGATTCAGGTGATAGCTTTCTATAGCTATCTGCCCAGGATGATATTTTTAATTTAGGTGGTGGCTTCCAGATCTTGTTGATCTGGTTCACTACTTGATTGATATTTATCTGGTAGTCCATTTTCTGCTAGTTCTTTAAGTGCTTCATAAACTGTATCTTTAATTAATATCTCAGCTTCTGCATAAGTATCTATTGTAATTACCTGGTGAGCCAGTTTGTTTGGAAGTGATAACAATTTAGCTCGCACATTAGCCACATAATCTGTCCAGGTTGATTCTATTAGTTCTGCTGGTATTAACTTACCCTCAAGCTCTGATACTTCTAATTCAGCTTTATCAGCTTGAAACCTGGTAAGCCTGGTTTTTTCTTCTTGAATGTCAGCTGTACCAGTCTTTTTGTTGTAACCACCAAGTTTGCGTAAATATGATATGTAAGCGATTCTGCAAACATCTAAATTAAGTGGTGATCTGCCTGTTTTAGACGGAAATATGCCATTTCTTATTAGTTCTGAAACTCTTTTGACTGATAAATCCAGGTGTTCTGATACCTCTTTTTGAGTGGCCATTTACCTTAATATGAAATACTTGTGTCTAAAAAACATATGCAGTCCGAATAACCGTGGGATCCCCGGGTACCGAGC